GTTCGTATTGCTGCACTTGTTGCCAATTGGCCAAACTTAGGAGATAAAACTACAGGTATTTATACTTTGTTAGTTTTGTTTGATTGTTTGGTGAATTGGTGGAAACGTGGTGATGTGAATGCGCCATGGTATCGAAAGGAAGATGTGCCAGAAGAAGTTCGAACACAAGCCTTGTCAGATATTAAGGAATATTTTGATTTGTCACAGATGGGACCAGTGCAAGCTATTGGAGCTTTGGTCTTGTCTTTGGTAAGTTTATTTTTACTTAATCAGATCCCTGGCAAAGGAGACTTTGACTCTTTTATGAGACGGTGTGATGTTTTTGCAAAAGGTACAAAAGGTATGGAACATATTTATGGTTATTCCAAATCATTTATGAATAATGCTGTTGTATTTTGTGAAGAGAAAGTTTTGGGTGAAAGTCCAACATTAATGACGTCTATTGAGGGAAGATTGACAAAATTATGTGAAGAAATTCGAAAGGCATCGACTATTGATAACCAAAACAAATTGTTGACAAGTAGAGTGCAAGTGGATCTTGTAGACTCTTTGTTTAGACAATCGTTGGAAATGATTGAAACATTACGTTTGGGTGGTTTGGCCACTCAAAAGCAAGCATTTGTTGGGTACTTTCATGTTATACGTGAACTACACAAGAGAGCTAGTGTTTCTCCTATTTCAGGACGAGGATTTAGACAACAACCTAAGTTTTACCAGTTAGCTGGTGATCCTGGAGTTGGGAAAACAAGATTAGCTTGGATTTTGTCTATTGACTTTTTGCGTGAATTGAATTTGACTAAAGAACAGATGAGAGATTATGCATCATATATTTATTTTAGGAAGACTGGTGAGAAGTATTGGACTAACTATAATGCGGAAATGCACCGCGTTTGTGTTTGTGATGATGCTTCTCAATTGTTTGAAGAACATGGTGAGGGAGTTCCCTTCTTCGCTGAAATTATACACTTAGCAAATAATGCTGAGTGTCCACTGAATGTAGCTGAAGTAGACTTAAAGAAGTTTGCTCGGTTTAATTCAGAGGTTATAATTTCTACTGATAATAATAGAAATCCTAATTTAAATAATATTTTGCGTGATCCTGCAGCTTTTCGTAGAAGAATTGATATGCAAGTTGAGGTGAAAGTGAAACCTGAGTTTGGTGAACGTTATACAGATAATGGACGGACATGGTATCGTTTGAGGCGAGAATTAGCACTCGAGAACTCATTGAATACTGACGTCTATATGTTTGATATAATTAATCCTGTTACAGGTAGAGCTGTTGAACGGAACTTGACATATACTCAATTGTTTGAGAGAATGCGTGATGGTCTTCGGACTAATCGTCAAGAATTTTTGAATTTTGGTAGTGCTTTGGCAACATATGCTGCACGTGATGCAGAGAATGATGTTAAGCATGAACCCTTGATTGAGGATCTTGATGATGAAGCTGAGGATGCTCCGTTAATTAGAGTACAAGGTTTGTCTGATTGGATATGGAAGAAAGATCCCTACCGTGGTATGGATTGGCGGCATTGGAAGGAAGATTACATTATTTGTAACCTTCCAACTATACCATCAATGTCTACCACAATTGAAAAAACAAGGAAATTTCTCACAGATCATAAGTGGGAGTTTGCTGTTGGATTACTTGTTGTTTTGCCGTCTTTGGGATATGTAATTTATAATTATATGTATCCGAAACGGCAATGGAAACGGGTAAGAAAACATTGTGAACCTCTTTCTTATGTTGATGAAGATGGACAAACCTGGTATGAAGTTAATGGAGTGCGTGATTTTAAATATCAATTGGGTTGGTCAGAAGATCAATTCTTTGGTGCTCTCATGCATTATGCTAGTGCAGTTTTCCTTGACGAAGATGAGTTTAATCATTGTGAGACAAGAGAGTATTGTTCTAAGGATGCTCTGTACCTTGGTGAAGATTATATAGATGACTATATGAATTTGAGCCTTTGGTATGATGGGCATTTTGAACTTGTTAAGCCTGGGGAGGATATTTCTGATTGTTATACTATGTGGCTTAGAATAGCCACAGAGAATAGGAAGAAGAAAATACAGCCTCAACTTGATGAGTTGGTTGAATGTATGCGAGAGTATAATCGAGAAGATCCGAAGAAAGCTGCAAAGAAAGTTAAAACAGGAAAAGGAGTAAAGAGATAAAAGTTGAAGCTGGTAAAGGGAAAGTTATTAAGACTCAGAAATTGGTTTATCATGGAAAAGATAAATTACCATTGACTGAGGCTTATAGTGATCCTAATACTAGCGAATTCTTTAAACATAAAGTTTTTAAAAATTTGTATCGGATTCGTGTGGATGATACTGACTTCTCAACAGCTATGCATTGTACCTTTGTTAAAGGTCGTGTTGCTGTGACTGCCAGACATTTATTGACTGATACACGTTTGAAGAAAGATGTATTTATCTATTTGGATAACCCAACTCTTGCTGCACCATACAGAATCCCCTTGAAGGATGTGGAAAATTTTTCAATTAGGGATGATGATGGTCGTTATAAGGATTTGATCTTTTTGGTTTTTCCTGATAATGTTCATGCGCATAAAGACATAACATCAATGTTTAATACGCGTGAAGAGTTAGATAATTTGGGAGCTGTTCAAGCTCAATTGACCTGTTTTGATTTGATGGGAACTGGAAATTCGACACTTGATATGATTTCTTCCTTGCGTTTTGTTGTACAAGGAAAACCGAAAACGGAAAAGATTTCAGCTCGGTGTGACGATGATACTATCATTCATTACACTGACTATTTTGAATACATCGCGGAAACTTTCCCTGGATGTTGTGGTGCACCTGTCATGGCTCTAGATGCAAGATTGCCTAGAAAAATTTTAGGTTTTCATGTAGCTGGTAGTTCTGGTAAGGGTTATGCACAAGCAATTAGTTTAGAGGAAGTTTCTGCGGTACTTAGTGGTATCCGACCGCAGTGTTTGGTTTCTGCTCCTAATATTGATTCTTTGGGTCATGAAGAGTGGAAGCCTAATGCTTCGTTTAAAGCATCAGGATACTATCCTTTGGGCAAGGTCAATCAGGCCTTGTTCACTGCTAAACAAACACAGATAAGTGAGTCACCAATTTTTGGGTTGGTTACTGAACCAATAACGAAACCTGTTAATCTCCAAGATTTTATTGCTGAAGATGGGGAGACTTTGGTGAATATGGACTTTAACTTGAACAAATATTTTGGACCAAGTAATGTCTATATACCACCGGAGGATCTCCAGATTTTAGAAGATTATGGAGTGCAAGCTTTTGCTATTGATGATGAAAATCAATATTTGATGAGGGAACTCACTTATGAAGAAGCGATTCAAGGTATTCCTGGTGAAGAATACCTACCATCTATGAATCGACAAACATCACCAGGTTATCCCTACGTTTTGAAAAGAAGAGGTAAGGGTAAGACACAATGGTTGGGTAAAGATGGAGATTTATCAGTTGACAATGAAGAATTGAAGGCTGACGTTGAAACTTTACTTGACCATGCATCACAAGGAATACGCGATCCCGTTGTTTTTACAGCACTGTTTAAGGATGAGAGACGAACTATTGAAAAAGTGGATGAGGGTACAACTCGCATTTTTGCGGGTGGACCCATGCATTTCACTATTGCAATAAGGATGTTCTTTCTCGGTTTTTGTGCAGCGTTTATGAAACAACGGATACGGAATGGATCTTTGATTGGATCAGATGTGCATTCTTATGACTGGACTAGATTTGTTAAATATCTGAATGAAGTTTCAGATGTAAACGAACCAAATTTTCTAGCTGGCGATCATAGTAATTTTGATGGATCTTTGATTCTTCAAATGCTGTGGGTCGTCTACCGGATAATAGAACGGTTATATAAACGCACAAATGATCTGACCACTTATGTTTTGTGGAGTAGTATTTGTAATTGTGTTTTGTTATTTAAGACATTGTTGTTTATGTTAACGCATTCACAACCGTCAGGTAATCCTTTGACAACAATTATTAATACTATTTATGGTCGTTTATTGTTTTTCTATACTTTGTTGCTCTTGTTGCGAGATATTATTGAGCGTGGTGATGATGATCAAGTTGAAAAAGCTATGGTTATTATTAAAAACATTGATAAATATTTCCGAGCCGGCATCTACGGAGATGATATAGCTGCTGTGCTTAATCACGATTTACGTGGATTGGTAACACCAGATGATGTCACTCGAAAAATGTTGACACTTGGACATAAGTTCACTGATGAACTTAAGGGTTCTGGTAAGCAAGAGTTTAGAACGTTGCACGAAATCTCAATATTGAAGAGAAAATTCGTTTTTGAACCAACTTTGAATAGATGGTTTGCTCCTTTGGAGTTAACCGTTATTTTGGAGATGTTGAATTGGGATAAGTGCAATAATAAGTATGAAAAATATGAACAATTGACACAAAACATACAGACTGCGTGTGTGGAATTTGTGTACCACGGAAAGGAAACTTTTAATTTTTGGACAGCAAAGATAAGACAAGCTCTTCAGGATGCTAATTTAGAGGGAAAAGTGACTATGCCAATGTTGACATATGATGATTTCCTTACTTTAGTGATTCGAAGAAACTTGGGTTTGAAATCTAAGTTGAACAATTTTGTTGATGATTTCTTACCGTGGTAATTATGATTGTATATATTCTATTCTTGATGATAGTTGTAATCATTGAATAGAGGACAATCACGACGTCGAGGAGTTTTTACTCCTATTGTATATTTGTGTGCGACGATAAAAATAAAGGCTAAATATACCAACTGTAGATAGTATATATTGATACGAATATGCTATTGAATTTTAAAGTATTGCTGAAACTATAGATATTACACCCATGAGTAGGATGATGGCCGCACCAGGTAATGGTGGCGGTGCGTCCTTGGCTGCAAATACATCAGATGAAATGGAACTTTTACCAAAACAAATTCTGACCTTTCAAGAGGTTGCCCCTGCACAGGAGCAAACTCTGCCAGGTCAGGTTGAGTTAGTGGAGGAACTGAAAACAACTGCTGTAGAAGGTCGAGGACATAATATTATAGATTTTCTGGAACGTGTTTATAAAATATCTGATGGAGTTATACCAGAAGGTGGAGCTCCTGGTGATGTTCTAAACACGTTTACTTTTCCGGACATTATGTTAGGTTTGAAGCAGATCAAAAATAAAATCTCAGGATTTATGAATTTTCGTGCT